GAGTATTGGCTGAGTCTACTGATGGAGGTAATACTTGGATACCTACAAAAGGAGCAGATGGAAAACCAATTCTTAGTGCAGAACAACAAAAAGCATTAAAACCTGGAGGACCTTTATATACATCATCCAAACAAGCAGCTCAGGCATCAGCAAAAAAGGGAGGAGCTACACCAGAACAACAGAAGCAATTAGATAAAGGTAATAATGCTGCATTAACAGATACAAAAAAAGATCCAGATGCAGCAAAAGTAGACAAAGCGCAAGAAGATGCAATTAAAAAAGAATCAGAAACATTTTTGGGAGGTACAAGAGAAGAATATAGTGATGCAAAATATCCATTAAATTTGAAAGCAGAAAAACAAGATTGTATCAAATTTACAATTATAAAATATAAACCTTCTGGTCTTAGTACTGCACAAAAATCTAATGGAAGAGTTGTTACCGTAGAAAATAACCGACCAATTGTCGGAAAAGAATTTTTAGGAACAATTACTCTTCCAATACCAGGAGGAATAAGTGACCAAAATGTTGCAAATTGGACCCCAGATTCATTAGATACTCTGATGAAAGGTGGTGCAGATGTTGTATCCAAATTTATTGGGGGTGGTGCTGATGCAGCAGGGGCGGCTGCTAAATCTGATTTAGGAGGTATAACAGGTGGTGGCGGCGGTAGTTTGGAAAGTTATGTAACAGCAAAAGCAACTGAAGGAGCTCTTGGTGGTAGTGCAAACGTCTTAGGAAGACAATTTGGTGCTGTTTCCAACCCAAATATGGAATTGCTTTTTTCTGGACCAGCACTTAGAAGTTTTTCTTTTACATTTAAAATGTCGCCAAGAGAAGAAAAAGAAGCAAAAGAAGTTAGAAAAATTATAAGATATTTTAAACAAGCAATGTCCGTTAAAAGAAGTCAATCAACTCTTCTTCTAAAATCACCATTTACATTTGCAATTTCATATATATCAGGGAATAAGCAACATCCATACTTAAATAAATTTAAGGAGTGTGCCTTAACAAACTGTAATGTAAACTACACTCCCTACGGAACATATATGACTTATGCAGGAGAACCTTCAATGGTTGCATATGAATTGCAATTACAATTCCAAGAACTCGAACCATTATTTGATGATGAGTATGGTGCTGAAAAAGATATTACCAATATAGGTTTCTAAAATGCCAAGTTACTTCCGCCAAGTTCCAAATTTTGATTATGTTAGCAGACTTCCAAATGCTAATATTGGAGATTATATTCCAGTAAAAAATATTTTCAAGAAAGGAAAACTTCGTGAAGATATTTTCCAAGACTTAGCATTTTTTGAAAAGTATAAAATTACAGGAAATGATCGTCCAGATAATGTTGCTTTTGAAGTTTATGGAGATTCAACATTAGATTGGTTGGTTCTTATCTCCAATAATGTAGTTAGTATTCAAACAGAATGGCCTCTCACACAAGATGGTTTCGATAGATATGTACTGAATAAGTATGGTGATTATAACACTCTTTATAATGGAATACATCATTACGAAACAACTGAAGTCACAAATAGTCAAGGAGTTGTTATAGTCCCCGGTGGATTAGAAGTTCCTGATGGTTATTCAACAAGTTATTATGATTACTTTATTGATAGTCAAGTTGATACAGGAAATATTGCAGTACCAGTCACCAATTATGAGTATGAAGATAAATTAGAGAATGATAAGAGAAATATCTTTGTTCTTAAACCATTCTATCTGAATATTGTATTAAACGATATTGGTGAATTTATGCCATACAAAAAAGGGTCTTCGCAGTATGTTAGCGAGACCCTTAAAAAAGCAGATAATATCCGTTTAACTAGCTAATCACTCTTCAGCCAATTTTTGAAAGTAGGAAAGTGCATCATCTTCATCTTCATCCACAGAATTAACTGCGGGAAGTGAAGGAGACTTGGAACGGGCATATGATTGCTCCAGTTCTTCTGCTACACGACTTTCAACAGTAGGTGCTTGAGTATAGGACTCATAAACTTCCTCTTGCTCTGCAACTGCACGAGCAGCACTCTTTTGACCCAGAACACTCTTGAGACGACGCTCAAGATCTTCATAAGACTTGAATTGATCAGGAGCAACTACTGCAGCAAGAGAATACTCTTTCTTCCAGATTGCTTCCATCGCATCATCGTCATCAAGAAGAGGTGCCTGACGATCAAACTCAGACTTATCATAGTTCCAGTAACCATCCTTCTTCACAATCTTCAGTTTGAAGTTTGCACCTTGCCAGAAGTCAAAAGGATTGATAGGAGTCTCATCTTCAAATTCAGGTTGCATGGCTTCCATGACCTTATCAAAGATTTTCTTACCATACTTGAATAGAAAGACTTTACCTTCGTTACCAGGATTAGTAGGATCCTTTACAACATAAATGTTGGAATAGTAGGACAACTTACGCTTCTGCTTACGAACAGTTTCCTTATTTGCTTCAGTACCTGTATTCCACAGTTCACGATTGTATTCGCCAAGAGGATCCTTACCACCAATAGTAGTCAGTGAGTTCTCAATGTACCATCCACCAGGTCCTTGAAAGGCATGGGAATACATCTTTGCCCAGGGAAGTTCTTCTCCATCAGGGGCAGGAAGGAAACGGATGACTGCGAACCCGTTACCAGTTTTATCCATCTCTGGTTTCCAGAGACGCTCATCAGCACCACCAGATGTGGTACTCATCTTCTCAACTTCTTTGACAAGTTTCTGGGTCAAAGAACCAAGAGAAGATTGCTTTTTAAGATCAGAAAAAGACATTTGTATACCTCGGATTGTTTGGATTTGGCTTTTGTGTACTTCGTTATTCTACTCGTTGGAGTCGTTTTTGTCAATCTGTTGCTTCATCACCTCAAGCATTTTGGACATGTTGTTGAAGATAGCATTCATATCCACACCAGGAGAAAGTCCCATCATTGCAGCAGAACTTGAAATCTTTTCTTTCATTTTCTGTGCTTCTGGATCATCAGATAGACTTAGACGTGTATAAAGAATTTGTTGTTTACTGAGAAGTTTATCCAAAAGATCAACATGGTGAATTTTATCTTCCTTCGTCATTGTAGGAAAAGTAAAAACACTTCCGTAGATTTCATCTTGTAGTTCAGAGATTTCAGTCATCTCCGCACGAACGATGTCAGAATTAAAAAAACTCATGAACCCTCAAGAATAACTTCTTTCAAAATTCGTTTATAACGAAATACATCAATATTTAGAAACGGATTATACTTTTTAATTTTCATACTGACGGATTCCCACACTGGATCCTTCAGTTTCTTATCAAAGTTATTCCCGTACAGGAATATTCTATCATAGATCACCATAGTTTCCAGGCTAATCTTCCCGCTCAGGAACATTTTTAATAGCACTGGATGAGATTTAGAACAATCAAATACTTCCTCAAACTTATGCTGAGAAAATATCTGTTGAGATTCTTCTTTAAACAGATAAGAGAGTGACTGAACCTTCTTTTGCCACTCTTTATATCTTGTTTCACCTTCTTTCATAATCTCACCAATCCATAATGATTGTGGATCACTACAAGAAACAAAATTAGCAACAAAAAATTCTACCACTTCCTTATCAGTCTTTTGTCGTACTACTTTCTCAAACCAAAAGCGATCTTTGCGTTTGTAGAAAGATTGTACGGTTGCACGACTTTTACCACAATACTTGTGATAATCATATGACTCTTTCGTAAAATGATTTTTTAGAGAGAGATAACAAGTATAGGCATTAAACGGCATCATTCAAAAAAAAGTAATATGAGGATTTTTTTGCCGGGAAAATTTGCCCCCTAAAATGGAATTAAAAGACTAATTTGGCACGGGAAGTCTTCTTCAAAAAGTTAAGTTCCATTGCTTCATACTTAATCTTTTCTTTCAATGGTTTTGAAATCAGTTTAGGTACTGATTCTACATCGATATTATTCTTCTCACAGAAAAGAATAATTGCATCAATATAACTCATCTTCTCCTCACTATGCACAAGAGTTTCGATCTCTTGTGCAAAACGAGTAGGACAGAAAAACTTACTTTCCAGTACCTTTTCTAATTCATTCTCCATTCTCTGTCCCAGTATTGTGATGTACAAATTCCTTAATATAACGAACTAATAACTTAATATAATCCCCTTTGTTCCTTTTGTCAAATACCTTGACTTCTCCAGCAGGAGTTACCATGATAGTGATAAGTTTTACAACGGGAATTTTAGTCAGTTCGTAATAGGCAGAAGCATAGAACATCTCCTGCACAAAGTAGTTTTCCAACCATTTTTCAGGTTTGATTTTGCCAGATGTCTTGAAGTCTATGACAGCCAGTTCGCCTTCATATTCTGCGATACAATCAACTCTACCTGCTAATCCCAGGTATTCTGAGTACAGAGTTCTCTCAATCGCATGAATATTATTTATCTTATCAAGATATTCCTTCGCATGAAGAAACATATATT